TGGGCAATTTGCTCAACCGTAACACCGGCCCGATAGTCGGCCACAATCTGAGCAGTTTGCTCAGGGCTATAGTTAGGGGCTTTGGCTGTTGCCATTTTAGCTACTCCTGTTGCGTTGAAAGAATCTTCATTATACGCCAATCCTAGCAACTAGCAAGTGCCGTTCGTCGGCTGACGAGTGGTAGTTGACAAACTGCTACGCATATGGTATACTAGGGGGGATGTTAGACTATTATGTTATTTATAGCCGTGGGGCCCACTCACACGTGTACCTTATGGAAATTTTTCGAAAAGCCCAAGGTGCCAAATCTGACCCTAAACCGTAAACCGTGAACACCACGCCCAAATCACCCCAATCTACCCAAAAATTTTCAACTTGCAGAAGAGCCACCACTAGTGCTATACTCACACAAAATGGAGAAATTTATGTCAACACATCTACCAGCAGAAACCCTCAAAATAAGCCCCGAAGCACTAGAAATAGCCAACTGCTACTTGCAGGTACAAGACGCCAGACAAGTTGCCCACGAGCTGGACCTAGATCCTGAACTGGTAACAACCACACTAGCCCGCCGTGAGGTACGCAACTATATAGACCACGTATTTTTTGATACTGGCTATAACAACCGCTTCTTAATGCGTAGAGCAATGGATGCACTAATAAAACAAAAGTTCATGGAAATGGAGGAGTCGGGTGTTGGCAGCAGCAAGGACATTGCAGAACTACTAGCCCTTAGCCATAAAATGAGTATGGACTTACTAGATCGCGAGATACAACTGGAAAAGGCCAAGCAGGGTCAGGCTGGCCCGCAAAAACAGGTGAACGTGCAAATTAACAACGAAGGGGATGGCAGCAAGTATGGTCAGCTTATACATAAATTAATTAGTGGTGAAGGTGTATGACAGCACTAGAATTCGCCATTTTTAGCATACTATTAAGCGTAATAGCAACCATAGCACTAGTGGAGTTAGCACATGCTAGTAGTAAGTAGACCAGATGTAGACTGTGATTATATTACCGACTTTGATCCCGGCCGTCGATTTATTAAACTGCCTATAGACAACTATCTTAGATTACTAAACATCTACGACACAATCAACAGACCCCAAATCGCACTAATCAATGCAGTCAACAGCCCGCAGTATCGCTTTATCTGCGCTGCACTTGCACGCAGATTAGGCAAAACATACATAGCCAATATTATTGGTCAACTGGTAACCCTAGTACCCAACTGCAATGTATTAATTATATCACCTAACTATAATTTGAGTTCAATCTCGTTTGAGCTGCAGCGTAAATTGATCAAGCATTTTGACCTGGAAGTAGAGCGTGATAATCTTAAAGATAAAATTATTGAGCTGTCAAATGGCAGTACTATAAGGATGGGATCTATTAGCACAGTTGATAGTACTGTAGGTCGCAGCTATGATCTTATAATTTTTGATGAAGCTGCTCTATCGGAGCGCGGTGAGGAGGCATTTAATGTGCAGCTACGTCCTACACTAGACAAGCCTAATAGCAAGGCAATATTTATTAGCACACCACGCGGCAAGCAAAACTGGTTTTCACGATTTTATCAGCGCGGCTTTGACCCTAACTTTCCAGAGTGGTGTAGTCTGCAGGCTGACTATTCGGAGAATACTAGGATGGCTCCTAGTGATGTGGAGGAGGCCAGACGATCAATGCCTAAGTCAGAATTTGAGCAGGAGTATATGGCCAGCTTTACCAGCTACTTGGGACAAATCTATGAGGGGTTTAGGGCTGAGTATATCATTGACGAGTTACCAGAGTTACGTGGTGAAGCCTTTAGTGGACTAGATCCAGGTTACCGTGACGAAACGGCTTGGGTTAATATCATCTATGATTATAATACGGACTGTTTTTATTGTGTAGAAGATTATTGTGAATCGGAGCGTACTACACGTGAACATAGTGAGCATTTTCACAGGATGATAGATCGCTGGAATATTGAAACAGTATTTATTGATTCGGCTGCTGCACAATTTGCTGCTGATCTAGCCTATAACTATGAAATAGCTACTACTCGTGCCAAAAAAGATGTGTTACCAGGCATTGCCTATGTGCAAACACTGGTCCAGCAGGGCAGATTACGTGTGCATAAAGACTGTACACATGTTATAGAAATGCTAGATCAGTATCGCTGGGATGATCGCGAGGGGCTGGTTAAGGAACGGCCAAAGCATGATAAATATTCGCACATGGCGGATGCCCTCAGGTACGCACTATACAGCTATGTAGTCTAGTACCAAATACGTTGCCACCAGCTTAATCCTTTAAAGTGTTTTATTTCATCTTTTAGTGCTCTATTAGTGTTGGCGAGTGTTGTGTTGGTGTGCTCGAGATTTTTAAGCTGTTTGACTAGTTCATTCTCGTCTTCTAACTCTTGTAATTCTTGCTTATACTGTTCGCACAACTCCTTAAATCGCCACAACCACTCAATATGTTCTAGGGTACCCAATTGCATAATCTTATGGTCGTCAATGGTAGTACGTTCCGCTTGATCAAGTTTATCTAGTTGTTCTTGTGTGATTGTTGGTGGTTTAGTACCGTTGAGTATTAGGTGGTCAACCCAGCTAACTTGTATTAGGGCATCTTCGTAGAGGTCTATGTGGTCTGGGTGTACGATCATTAGTATTTGGAAATCTGGCATACCATAGTTGTCATAGGCCCACTGCATCTTGCGTGTGTGTTTACCTTGTTGGAAGTTACGTCTATGCGTTTCCCAGCGCTTGGGTATGTTTTCGCTTTTGCCGATATAGTAGTGTCCACTTGAAAAGTTTAGTTGATATATTCCGCTGTTCATGATAGTTGTATTTTTAGTCTAAAACTACTATTATACACTGTTTTGGTTGTGGTTTCAACCCTGGTTTTTGTTTGTTAGTTGGCTATGACCTTTTAGGTTTAGGGTAGGTAAAATTTACCTATTGACAATTGTATACCTTTTAGGCTATAATTATCAAAATTGTGGAATAATATTTTATGGCAGTAAACACAAATAAACGCATTCCAATCAAGCATATTAGAGACAAAGCTAAAAGTGCCTATGAAAAAAAGTCTCACTGCTATATTTGCGGTTCGCAAAACGACCTAGAGCTACATCACCTGCACAGCCTAACACACTTACTAGAGATTTGGGTTAAGCGCAAAGGTTATGATATTAGCACTGATGAAAAGGTTCTGGCAATTCGTGATGAGTTTATAGCAGAGCACCGAGTAGAAATATATGATCTTGTTTATACGCTCTGTAATAGACATCATGTACAACTACACGGCATTTATGGCAAATCGCCAATACCTAGCTCTGTACCTAAACAGCAACATTGGATTGAATTGCAGCACAGCAAACATTTGTCCGGTGAGAGTGTATTTCGTGGCAGTAGCTATGGCTCCTATTTTGCAGAGTTTACAGGGGGCTTAAATGGCGTTAGAAAAGATACGTAATTGGATTACTACAAAGTTAAATCCAGCACAGCAACAAATACACTATGATGAAGGCGGTGATGTTAGTACTAATACACAAATACTAACAAATCAAAATGCCTTTAAATATATTGATAGTGTAAGCAGAAGTGTAAATATGCTAGTTAGTGCTTGCGCTAGCTTAGACTATGATATTAAAGATAAAGTACATGATGGGGTTGTTATAGGTGTTCGTCAAAAAACATTAAACACACTGTTAAATTTTAGACCTAATCCCTATCAAAGTGCACAAGATTTTCGTCGTGAGATTTTCAAAGACTTGTTGTTGGAGGGCAATGCCTTTATACACTATGATGGTACCTTTATGTACCACCTACCAGCACACAATGTAGATATTCTCACAGACCCTAAACTGTATATACGTGGCTATCGTTACAGTGGTACAGTAGAGTTTAAGGATACTGAAGTATTTTACTTTAAAGACTTAAACAGTGAAAGTATTTATCGAGGTGCTAGCCGCCTTAGTGCCTGCCAGGAGAATATAAACATACTCTATAGCATGCAAGAGTTTCAGCAAAAATTCTTTGACAATGGCACTGTATTTGGACTAGTACTTACTAGCGAAAACACACTATCGCAGCAGGCAAAAGAAAAAACACTGCAATACTGGCAGCAGCGATATAATACTAAAAGTGGTGGTAAGCGACCAATTATTCTAGACAGCGGACTAAAGCCAATAAAACTAACCGATCAAAAGTTCAGCGACCTAGATTTTGATCAAGCTATAAAAACACACAGCGAACGCATAATGACTACTATAGGAGTGCCGCCAATACTATTAATGGGCGGTAATAATGCTAATATTAGCCCTAATCTTAGATTATTTTACCTAGAAAGTGTGCTGCCGCTAGCCAGATTATATATAAGTGCTATAGAGCGATATTTTGGCTATGATGTAGAAGCTATAACCAGCAGCGTTAGTGCACTACAGCCAGAATTAAAAGACATAGCCAGCTATCATCAAACACTAGTAAATGGCGGTATTATAACGCCCAATGAAGCTAGAATAGAATTACGGTATCCCACAATTGCTGGTGGCGATACAATTAGAATCCCTGCTAATATAGCAGGTTCAGCAGCCAATCCGTCAATTGGCGGTAGGCCACAAGGAGCTAAGGAGTAGTATGGATATTAAAAATAAAGTTATATATTTTAATTCCAGGTTTACTGCTAAAGCGGCCGATCAGGACGGTGAAGATAGTGTAACCATTGAAGGTTATGCATCTACCAATGATGTGGACAGAGTAGGTGACGTAGTACCTACTAGCGTATGGGAAAAAGGTTTAACCAACTACCTTAAAAATCCTATTATTCTAGCTTACCACAATCATCAAATGCCTGTAGGTAAAATGGTTGAACACCGTGTTGATGAGCGGGGGTTGTGGATCAAAGCTACAATTTCCGATGCTGCCGACAATGTGTACAAACTAATTAAAAAGGGTATCCTAAGTGCCTTTAGTATCGGGTTTAGGGTCAAGGATGCCGAGTATAATAGTGCCGCAGAAGTATTTTTAATCAAAGACCTAGAATTACACGAGATTAGCGTAGTTAGTATTCCTGCTAATCAAAACACGCTTTTTAGTCTATCCAAAGCATTTGATAGTGCAGAGGAATTTGAGTTATTTAAACAGCAATTTGCAGTTAGTGATGGATCAGCTAAAGGGCTTGACGATCACGCGGTAGCAAATAGCGCAAATAAAAGGGAATGGAACATGGATCCAAAAGAGTTAGAACTTATGTTAGCCAAAGCTACAGCACAAGCTGCTGAGCAAGCTGCCAAAGCTGTTGTAGAAGCACAAGCCAAAGCACTAGCAGAAAAAGAAGCTGCTGATAAAGCAGAACTAGAGCTACAAGCCAAAATCAAAGCAGCTGTTGCCTCAGTGCAAACAGTTGACACTGGTGCAGAGCGCCTACTAGCCGACGTTGAAAAGCGTCTTAATGAGCAAGCTGAAAGCCACAAGAGCGCACTAGAAGGTCTAGAAAGCGCACTAAAAGAAAAAGCTGCTGAGCTAGAAGCAATTCAAAAGAGCCGTATGCAGTTTAATGATACACGTAGTACTGATGGCGGTGCTACATATGCAGAAAAAGAAGCTGCAGTATTTATTAGCAAAATCACCAAAAAGCCTATTGAAGAAACCAAGTATGCTAAAAGCCTAGTGCAAAAGTATGCTAGTGGTGGCACAGCTGGTGCTGCTGGATCGGGCGGTGGTGCAGGCGGTGCAGTTCGTCTACCAAGCGGCAACTGGGAAACAGAAATCAGCACTAACATTGAAAATGAAATTCGCCGTCAACTAGTAGTTGCTGGTGCAATTCGTCAAATTACAATGCCACAGCCATTTATGAAGCTGCCTATTAATCCAGATGCTGGTGCAGATGCAACCTGGGTAGCAAACAGCGATTTTGGTGGATCAAGCAGCAGTGGTACAGCTCGTACACATGCTCTTAAAGAGATTACAATTAGCAGCGCTAAATTAGCTACCAAAGAGTACATTGCCTTTGAAGAAGAGGAAGATGGACTTATTGCCCTAGTGCCTATTATCCGCGATGCAATCGTACGTCGTATGGCTAAAACACTAGACAAGTCAATGCTAATTGGCAATGACGTTGGTGCTACAACTTATGCAGCTGGTATCAATGGTCTAGCATATTACGATGCTAGCGCTACTAGCAGCCCAACAGTAGCAGTTGGTGGTAAGTTTACTATGGCTAAATTTATGGACGCACGTCGTGCGCTAGGTGTTTGGGGTCTAGAGCCAAGCGAACTAGTACTATTTGTTAGCCAAGCAGCCTACTACGATCTACTAGACGATGCTACTTTCCAAAGTACAGATAAAGTCAGTGAGTCACGTAATACACTAATCACTGGTCAAGTTGGATTAATCACACAAACTCCAGTAGTTGTTACCGGCCAAATGACTGGTCTAGCAGCTAATGATGCACTAGCTGTGTTAGTTAACCCACGTAACTTTGTAGTTGGTAACCATCGTGCAATGCGTATGGATACAGACGATGAAGTTATCAATCAGCGTCGTGTTCTAGTTGCAAGTATGCGTGTTGCTATGAGCCAGCTTACAAGTAATGAAGGTGCTGGCGTAGTTTCAGTTCGCTACGTTTAATTAATTTAAAGCAGAACTCGCAAGAGTTCTGCTTTTAAAGGCTTAGTAAATTAATCTTTTAAAAGCAGAACTTGTTATCAAGGATAAACAATGGCTGATCTAATTACAAGAACGGATTTTAAAAAATACTTAGGCATTACCACAAATAACAGAGACGTTGAAATTGATCTGCTAATACCTAAGATTAGTCAGCTAATTAAAACTTATTGCCGCAGAACATTTATAGATTACTATGACGAGTTAAAAACTGAAGTTTATAACGGCGGCTTTAGTACTATTATATTGCAGGAAACGCCTGTAGTAAGTATTGATGAGTTTAGTTTAAGCACTGATTATGGACAAACCTATACCGCACTAGTAGAGTTTACAGATTATGTACTAGACGGTGATAAGTTAGTTTCATTAAATGCCTATGGATTTCGCGAGTATATTCGCGGCTATCAAGTAACTTACTTTGCTGGATACGAAACTACACCAGAGGACTTAAAATTAGCTGCATTTGACCTACTAGAGTACTACATGAAAAATAACAGTGCTGTGCACGTTAATCGCGATGTAACTCCTAACGTTACACAAATTCAGTATGTAGCTACCACAAATTTTCCAGCACATATTAAACGCGTACTAGATCAATATGTAGCGGACTATACATAATGCGCGCTACCCAAACAGCTAACGTTAGTTTTATAAAAAACCTACCACAAGAGTTGTTAAACTCCGTTGGCACATATATCAAGCATGATATAGAGCAAGACGATATACGATTGTATCAACGAAAGACCTTAGAGTTTAGAACAATTGTAGATAATATGTTTCCTAGTATGTTGATTATCGACTATAATAACATACGACAAGAATTAAAAAAATATAGAGATATTAGTTTTTCACTAAAAGAAGCGCTAGGTAAAGAAGTAGACCCTAAATTTGAGCAACGCTACAAGCAGTTTAAGTTTAGTGACAAAGAGGTAGACTTAATTGTTGATCTTGTTCGTGCCGCTGTAGCCGCTACTAGTGCCAGCTCACTAAAGTATACCCAAGACTTTATTTACGAAGAACTAAACAGAATAGTAACTTATGGTGGTGAACAGGCTAATATACTGCGCAGATTAAAGTTGCTATTTGACAAGCATATATACTTAACTGATATTAGCAATGATAACCGTGCAGTATTTTTATTTAAAAACTTTGCTGATCTTACACAAACATTTACCAGCGGCTTAGACAAAGCATTTAACCTAGTGCCAGTACCTGGTGTAGAATCCCTAGGCGACTTTTTAGATTATGGACATACTGCTGTAGGTTACATAGAAGGTGAAACTACTAAAGTACAGTTTAACAGTCCTAAAGTTATAAATGTTATATTTGATGTAATCAATCAAACTACTGGCGGTCAGCAAGGAGTTCAAGCAGCAGAACAAGCCAGCGTTAATTTTTTAACGCAAACCAAGCAAGTAGAAGAATATGTAACAGTAACAAAAGAATTTAGCGAAGGCTTTATTAAAGTATTTGTTAGTATTGGTGGCAATATAGTTAGATTTGAAAACAGTGCTGTTAACCAACTACGTGGTAGTGTACTAGAGCGTAATGTTAACAGACAGTCAGCTGGTGCAACTATTAAAAAGTTAGGTGAACTAATTGGTCAACTAGGCGGCACCTTAGCCACAGAGATCAAGCGTAAAATGGTACTTGGACGTGGCAGTCCTAATGTACTAGATTACATGGTTAACTCTATAATAAGTGCTATACGCGGCGAAACCATTGAAAAATTCACACAACGTGTTAGTAAAACTAATCGCACAACTACAAAAGTTAAAGTTCCTACTATAGTTGGTATTACTACTGGTGCAGTAAAATTTAAGCGACCAGCTAAACGCCAAGTAGCAAAGCCTGTAATAAAAGTCGAAGGCAGAAAGCAGTTGCTAGCATTAGAAAACTTACTAAATGGCAACTTAGTACAAACTGTAAAACAAAACATGGGTACTGGCAGTAGACGTGATATACTTAACCTGCGCAGCGGCAGATTTGCTGAAAGCGTTAAGCTACAGCGACTAACACAAGGTCGCGAAGGTATGATTACAGCCTACTACAGTTATATGCAAAATCCTTATGCAACTTTTAGCGGTGGTGGCAAACAGCAGTATCCTCGTAGCAGAGACCCTAAACTGCTAATCTCACGATCAATTAGAGAGCTGGCCATACAGGCTAAAGTAACAAGATTAAGGGCCATACTAGTATGACAAAACGAACTAAAATAGTACAAGCCCTAGCTGAGCGATATAAAATTATAGATGGTACTGCACCGTATATAACAGATTTAAAAAACCAGTGTTTTGCCAAGCTAAAATTCTGGGACGAAATAAATGATTTTCCCAGCGTGTATATAACACCTGGCACGGAATTGCGCGAATACCATCCAGCAGATTTTGCCTGGGGCATGCTAGGCGTATGTGTAAAGGTATACTGCAAAAGCGAAGACGGTGCACAAGAACAGCTAGAGCAACTATTGGCTGACCTAGAAACATGCACAGATGCAAATCGTCAACTTGTTTATGACGCAACAAATGGTTACACAACAACAGAAATATTAATAGACTCGATAACTACGGACGAGGGCCTACTAGCTCCCTATGCAGTTGGCGAGATTAACTTACAGGTCAGATACCAGATTATGTAAGCAACCGTGTTCACAAAAAACCTAGCACAGATAAAAGTCTAGTCGTGGTTGCAGGAACACCCACAAAAGGAAATAGATTATGAGTTTTAATTTACTTCGTAATAGTAGAGTTTTCTTTACTACTGCTGTAGGAGACACAGGATCGGCCCTAGGAGTTATTGGCGGAGCACTAGCTGCTGGCGGTAATGCCGTAATTAGTAATACCAATACCCGCGAAATTCAAGTGTTAGATGGGTTTGGATTTAGTCAAAATACTACATCGGAAACAGTTACACTAAATGAAACAGGTGCTGTACCTGTACGTGGACAGCGTACATTTAACACACAGCTAGATCCTGTTGATTTTAACATGACTACCTATATTCGTCCATATGACGACAACACTATTCTTACAGCTGAGGAAAGTGTGCTGTGGAACGCAATGTTTGCTGTTGATCCAATTGGTGGAGCTAATCCAGCTTGGACAAACGGTGATAGTACAGCCGCTCCAGAAACTCCTGCTACTGTAGTAGCTACAAATAGTAACAAACACCAGCTACAACGCTTTGGTTTAATTGTTATTATGGATACTGCGTGCTTTTTAATTGATGATTGCGTGTTAAACACAGCAACTATTGATTTCGGCATTGACGCTATTGCCAGCATTGCTTGGGCAGGACAAGCTAAAGCAATTAGACCAGTTACAGGCCCAACAGCAATTGGTAGTGGCACATTTACTGGTAGCGGTATATTTAATGCTAGTACATTTACACAAAAGATTACTACAGCTGCGTTTATTGCTAACAAGCTTAGCACATTTACACTACAAGCAGGCTTAGGCAGTCCAGGAACACCTCCTGCTACAACTACTTACTATAACCTGCCAATTACTGGAGGTAACTTAACAATCAGCAACAACGTTAGCTACTTAACACCAGCTAACCTAGGTATTGTTAACAATCCAGTTACATATTTTGCTGGCACACGTGCAATTAGTGGCAGTGTTACAGCATATCTACGTAGTGGTAGTGCTACTGGTGCTAATAATACTAGTGATGCAACCACCGGACGTAAACAAACTATACAGTTGTTACAAGATCTGCTAGCAGGTAGTAGCACCACAGTAGATCCTAGATTTTACATGAAACTTGTAATTGGTGGTTCTACTGCTAATGATCGTGTAGAAATCGAAATGCCTGGTGTAGTGCTTACTATTCCAACAGTTGCTACCGAGCAAGTTATTAGTACAACTATTAACTTTACAGCTCAAGGTACTGATACAATTGGTGGCGTTCGCAACTTTGATCTTGAAGAAGCTAACGAAATTAATATTAAGTACTACGCTTAAGTTTTACTAACCGGAGCTAGCTAGCGCTAGCTCCACAAACCCTTGACAACACATGGCTGAAATTAATCTTAAAAGTTTATTAGTTCCCTCTAAATCTATTGAAGTAGAGTATCCTGGTATGCCAGGCTTTGTAGTTAGTGTAGCATTTTTAAGTAGAGAAACCTTAATCAATATTCGTAAGCGTGCTACTAAAACAACCTTTAAAAATCGTCAAGCCCAAGAGGAATTAAACGACGACCTTTTCCTACAACTATATGTAGAAAATGCTGTAAAAGGCTGGAACGGTTTAAAGTTTAGTTATCTTGAACAATTGGCACCAGTTGATATAAGTCACTTAGATCCAGCAGATGAGCTGGCATTTACTAGTGAAAACGCTCTTTACTTAATGAAGAACAGCGGAGATTTTGACAGCTTTATTAGCGAGCAGGTTACAGACCTGGGAAACTTTTCCAAGAACAGCTTGAAATAGTACAGCAGCAATTAACTAATTACTTTGAAAATCAAGTAGCTGGTGGCGTCACCAAAGACATGTATTTAGATATGTGTGCTATGATGGGAACAGAACCAGACGATAGTGAAATGCCTGTAGAGCTTGAAGATATGGCACTAGAAGTGCAACAAGCTATGTTAGTTTATCGCATGTTACGTGATGAGTGGGAAGGGTTTAGTGGCGCTTATTTAGGCAAAAGCTATATTGGACTTACAGAAATATTACAGTATACAGAAATAGAGCCTAGTGATCATAAACTAATAGTTATGCTAATAAAAACTATTGATAGCATACGCAGCCAACAAATCAGTAAACACAGAGAACAAAAAAAGCCTGCTAGTTAGTTTAGCAGGCTTTTTTATTACTCAAAATTTTTGTGTTTGACATTTAGCTACCCTTGTGGTATAATTGGTGTAATTCTCTGCAAATCTTATTAAGCCTGGAGCAAATATGGCAGGTAATAAAGTAAATATAGAGCTTAATGCTCAGGATAATGGTACGTTTAAGCAGCGTATTAATGATGCCAAAGAGCTAAATAAACAAGTAGAAAGAACACAACAGCTGCTTACAGGAACAAAAGCTGGTAACAAAGCTGCTCGCGCTACCTATGGTGGTATGGCGGGCGGAGATGTTGCACAGTATAACGTTGCACGTGGAGCAGCTGAATCAGGTGGTGCTAGTGCACGTGACTTTGCAGACCAAGCTCGTGGCCTTGGCGGATTAGTTCGCCTATACGCTACCTATGCCGCTAATATATTTGCTGTTAGCGCTGCCTTTAGTGCACTGCGCGAAGCAATGCAAACAGACATTATGGTTAAGGGCTTACAACAATTAAGTGCTGCTAGTGGCACCTCTATGGGCAGCTTAGCCAAACAATTTAGTGATGTAACAGACGGAGCAATTAGTTTTCGCGAGTCTATGCAAGCAACTGCTAAGGCAGTAAGTAGCGGATTATCTAGCTCACAGTTTATTGAATTAGGAAAAGTAGCTAAAGGTGCAAGTCAGGCATTAGGCTTAGATATGAGTGATGCTGTTAGTAGACTTACTCGCGGTATTACAAAGCTAGAACCAGAACTATTAGACGAACTTGGATTATTTACTAAAACAGGTAAAGCTGCAGAAGAGTATGCTCGCAAGGTAGGCAAAACTGAAGCACAACTAACAGATTTTGAACGCCGTCAAGCTTTTGCTAATGCTGTACTAGAAGAAGGTCGTCAAAAGTTTGGTGAAATAGCGCAAGCAGGTAATCCATACGACAAACTACTAGCACAATTAAAAGATGTTGCGCAAAGTATATTAAGCACAGTTAATAGTATTATTACGCCTATAGCTAAATTACTAGCAGACAATACTGGACTAATAGGTGCAGCCATTGCACTAGCCGCGATAAAGATTACTAAGCAAGCTATACCAGCACTAACTAGCTGGCAAGCTGGTTTAAAGGACGCTGCAAAAGCTGCCAAAGATCGCATGGGCGAGGTAAATGAGGCTTTTCAAGGAGTATTCTATACCAGAGCAGCCACAGCAGCAGGCATACCAGAATTAGAAAAACAGCTAAAGGCCGCACAGCAAAGCCTTACCAAATCTGTAACAGATAAGCGCACACTAGAAAGTAGCAGTTTTAAACAAGTAACTACTGCTAAAGAGTTAGGTGATAAAGACCGTGCTAAGCTGGCTAAAGATATTGAAAAATACGAAACTAGTGCAGTAAAAAGTCGCCAAGATCAAGTTGCAGCTGCTAAAGAAATGCTGCGAATTGATACTGAAATTAAAAATATTAGAAATCAACTTAATGCTGCCTATGATAAAACCATTGATCAAATGGATAAACAAGCTAAGTTTGGTACTGCTATTTGGCAGCGCGAACAGCTGACCAGAGCTGCACGTCAACGCTATGCTGAACTAGAAATACGTAGCCGTGTAGCTGAAAATGTTGATACAATGGGCGTACGCGGTGCTGTGCAGGAATTGTACAAAGAAACCACAGCTAACAAAGATCTTAGTAAAATGGCTAAGTTTAAAACAGTTACACTAGGTACATTAGCCGCTGTAACTCGTGGTATAGAAATAGCTGCCAGCGCATTTAGCAGATTCTTTTTTGTAATTGGTGCAGCAGTTGCAGTATTTGAAGTGCTTGATAGTATATTTAGTAAAAACAGCGAGCAAACACAAGCACTAAATAAAAGCCTTGGTATACTCAACGATACTACCCAAACAGCCAAAGATACTGCTGATAAGTATAAAGATAGTATTAGTAGCGATGCTATAATAGCTTTTAGTAATAGCCTAGACGAGTTAACACAATCACTAAAAAACGTTAGCAAAGGATTTGTAGAAGCACAAGAAGCTGCAGGATACTGGGATTTTATCTGGGATCGTATAAAAGACGTAACACCATTTGTTGACAGTTTGCAAGAATCAACCTCAAAAAGCATTGGCAAAAGTTTAGTAGCAGCTATAAAAAGTGTGCCTGAAGGCCCTATGCGAGACGAGCTTAGTCAAAAGTTCTTTAAAACACTAAAGCTAGGTGATACTGCACTAGTTAATACAGAAACATTTACAAATGCACTAAAAGGTTTAGATGCAGAAACATATGGCAAAGTTATACAACAGCTTGGTGTTGATCAGGCCGGTGTTAACGAAAAATTTAAAGAAAGCACAATATATCTTAAAGGATTAAAAGGTAGTGGCGACAATGCTACTAAGGCCCTACAGGCTTTTAGCAATAGTTTAAAAGATACTAGTCCTGTAGCGCAATTTTTTGGCACTAGTATAAAATATGCAGATGAATTATCTAAAGGTTTAAAAGCCGTAGATTTTAATGCACAGCTAGGGGCACTCGATGAACTATCAAAAATAGATTTAGCAATTTTTGATCCTAGTATAGCCCTAGAAATTGCTAAACAAGTAAATGCTTATAAAGATGCTGCACCTAGATACAAAGAATTGACAAGTATTGCTAGCGATGCACAAAAACGCTTAGATAAGCTAAATCAAATGGTTATTGATTCACAGCAAATTTCTCCCGAAGATGGGTTGATTACTGTTGACCCACAACTGCAGGATAAAATAATTCGTGTTCAGGGAGTTATAGATACAGCCAAAAAAGCCGCCGATGAATTAAAAGAAAAAACAAAACAAATAGCGAATGAAACACAGCTACTAATAGAAAAGAGTGTTGGAGCTACTATTACCAGAAGCTTAGATGCGTTTAGCATAAAACTAAGACAAGCAGTTGTAGAACAACAAAAATACATATTAAGTAAATTTCCAGTTAGTACGGAAGCAGGTATTCAGCTAAGTAATAAATTAGCTAAAGAACAAATTGATCTAGACTTTAAATTAATAAACAGTCAAGAAATGCTTAGTGCTTCTCAAGATTTACTACGTATACAAATCCAGCGTCTAGCAGATATTGAAGAACTAAAAAATCTACCCAAAACCGCAGAAAATATACCGCGTGCAGTAAAATTAGCAAGCAGAATTGGTGAAGCTGGCAGAGCAGAAGAGCTATTTTCTGGTGGAACATTAGCAGAGCTAAGATCAGCAGCTGTTTATAATCCAGCACTTTATGCGTTAGTAGAGCGCAGACAGAAGCTAGCATTAGCTCAACAACAAAAAGATATTAAACAGTCTACAGAAGATTTTAATACAACACTAGCAAGTATTGCACTAGCAGCTGACGACAGAATAAAAGTATTAAACACTTTTATAAAAGGCATTGAAAATAATCTTAATTTAGTTGTTGGTGATAACGAGTATAATATAGGCATTAAATCTGCTATGTTGCTACAATTAGCAGAAATGCAGCGTAAAAAACTTGCTGAAGAAGCTAAAAAACAACTAGACATAGTATTAAAAGCTGGTGATGAACTAATACAAAAATCTAAGTCAAAAGAAGATAAAGCTGCTGCTGAAAAACTCAAAAAAGAAGCCGAAGAAAAGAGTCGGGCAGAAGCAGAGACTAATAGAATACTATTTGAACAAGCTGAATCAATTAGAGTTATTAATCAAGCTAATGATGACTATGTAAAGCTATTAGACTTAAAATATGCAAAAATAGAGCGCGAATACAATCTTCAACGTGAATTACGTGCACTAGAAACTACAAGACTTGAAAATAGGCTAAAATTAGAAGAAGAACTATTAGGTCAATCAGAGAGATTTAGAACCCTAACAGATGATCAAATACGTGGTCAACGTAAACGAATTCAAGAACAGCGAATTGAACGAGAACTGCAAGATAAATTATTTGAGTCAGAGCGGGCTCGGCAACTAGCAAAACAAGATCTTGCTAAATCAGCAGGTATGCCTTCCGAGGGAGAGGTAGGACTAACACCACAAGAACAAAAAGCCATTGAAGCGTATACCCTAGAACTAGACAGACTAAGCGCACTAGAAAAGCAGTATAAACTAACAGCCGAAGGCCAACGACAGCTACTAGAAGCGCAAAATCAATTTACACTGCGCGAAGAAGCATATGCAGATGCATTTGTTCGTAGTTTTGATCGCATGACTGATGCCGTAGTAGAGTTTACAAAAACAGGCAAACTTAACTTTAAAAACCTAATAAATAGTTTCTTAGAGGACTTATTACGCTTTGAGGTTAAAACTGCTATGCAGCAAACTCTTAGTAGTTTAGGTGGCGGAATGGGTCTAGCCAAAACCGTACTAGGTCGTGTTGGCCTAGCCAGCGGCAAGCAAACACCAGAAACTATGCTACAACCTAAGGGCACTGAAGGCGATCCACTATATGTTACAATAGTTGGACCAAGCATATCAAGCTATACTGGCTTAGGTAGAGAACCAGGAAAGCCTGCACCTATATTTAGTAGAGATACAGTAATCCCATCTACACCTCCAGCACCAATAGAAAGATATAATTTAGAGCGAACAGGTACAATTTTTGAACCGCGTGAAACACAAAATCCTACTAGTTTTAGTACTCCCCAAGAAGAAGCATTTTGGCGAGCTAATACGCAAATGCTATACGGCGAAACTAAACCAGGGGCAGTTACTGTTACTGGTAAAGGAATAGGGTATTATACAGCAGAAGTTCCAGTCTATGAATGGGTAAAAACAACCGAACAAAGTATAGACAGAGTTAGCGAGCATCTTAAAGAGAGCTTTACTATAGATAGTCAATCTCTTAGTACTAGTATGATCAACGGCTTTCAAGGCGGCTTTCAAGGCTTAGCTAGTATAGTGCAAAGAACCGCACTGCAGACTGGCGGAAGTTTGCTTGGTGGTTTATTTAGGAGTTTACTTGGTGGTGGAGGAGGTTATGGGTCGGCATATGATGCACTACTAAATCCAGGACTATTTGCTGGTGTATTTGCTAAAGGCGGATCACTATCAAGTGGAGAATGGGGTATTGCAGGAGAAGCAGGACCCGAAATCGTAACAGGTCCGGCAACTGTGTATCCTATGCGTAATAACAGTCAAGGTAATGTTGAAGTTGTTGTAAATAACTACAGCAATGCTAGTGCAGAAACTCGTGAAACTACCGACAGTCGTGGTAACCGTCGTATTGAGGTAATCGTTGGTGAAATGGTAGCTGGCGAAATGTCTAGATCAAACAGCGCTGTACAGCAGTCACTAACAAATAATTTTGGTGCTAGACCAATGGTAGCAAGGAGATAATATGCCTATTCCTGTATGGCCAGTAACATTGCCACAAAGTCCGCAAAAAGACTTTCAAGAAACTATTGGCATAAATATTGTTCGTTCTAGTATGGATGCAGGTCCGGCCAAGCAGCGGTTGCGTGGCCGTAAGCCTAGTATGCTAAACTTAAGTTTTATAATGACTACCAGCCAAACACAAACACTAGAAACTTTTGTAAACACCGACTTGCTAGGCGTAAAGCGATTTACATTTACACATCCTAGAACTGGTGCTAGCGTTGAGTGTAGGCTAGTACCGCAAGGTGATGGACAATTTTTTACGCTTCAATATCGTGCGCCAGGGTACTGGCAAACTAACCTACAATTTGAAGTATTACCATGAGTAGACTGAGTACACTATCCGCAGACGCTATACGCGCTATGTTTTCGTCTGAAACAGACGAGCAATTAATTATGCTTGTAACTATTACAGATCCAGAAGATCTAGCAAATCCTATACGTTTAGCAGATGGATTTACTCAACGACTTACTGGAGCTACAGCTACAACAAACACTATTACAGGCGATACTACTGATAGTGAAGTAATCTATGGCGTCGTAAGTAACAGCCTTAGATATGTATTTTTACCAATGCAAATTACCCTACCCACAGAGCAAGAAACTGGGGTAGGAAATTGCTCAATTGTATTTAACTATGTTACGCAAGAAGCAATTTATTTAATTAGACAACACTTAACAAAACCAGCTGAAGTAAATATACAATTAATACTAGCTAGCGATCCTAACTACATAGAAGCTAGTTTTCCTAAATTTTATATTACCAATGCTACTTATAATGCTGAGAGTATACAGCTACAGCTAGAAATGATCAGCTTTAGTCGTGAGCCCTTTCCTAACTTTAATTTTACACCATTATATTTTCCAGGATTGTTCTAATGAATTATAATAAATATATTGGCTTACCATATAAAGAAAATGGTAGAAGCACAGAAGGTGTAGACTGCTGGGGATTAGCCCGACTATTTTACAAGCACGAGCTAGGCATAGAATTGCCTAGCTATACAGAATTATACGCCGGCAGCTATGACCCTAAGGTTGTAGCTGCTATTGACTATTATAAGGATGGCTGGGAGCCAGTTGCTAATCCACATCCAGGCGACCTATGTTTGTTCAATATTCTAGGCGAACCAGCCCATATTGGCGTATACATAGGCGATCAACGATTTATACACAGCAGAGATGGTTTAGATAGTGTAATAGAACGCCTAGACAACTTTAGCTGGAAACGCAGACTACTAGGATTTTACAGGTATAAACCTACTAGCATTATAGCTACTGGCAAACCGCACCCACTACAGTGGTCTAATACTGTACTAGAAGGTGTGCGTGCAGGCACTACATGCAGCGAATTTGCTAGCTATATTATTGATAAGTATAAACTAGGCAAACGATTAGCTAGTAGATTGCTATTAACTATAGACGGTGTAATAGTACCACAAGAGCAGTGGAATACCACAACTATTAATGCTGGACAAAATATCAACTATAGAGTAGTTGCTGAAGGACGTCAAGGCTTGCGCCTAGTATTAATGATTGCAGTATTTGTAATCTCTCAAGATCCAGTAATAGCTGCAAAAGTAGGTGCTGCAGTTGGCGGTACTGCCGCAGTTGGCAGCGCAATCATACAAATTGCTGGTACTGTGCTTATCAACGCAGCATTTCCTATTAGACCACCTGAGGTAAAAGATCCAGGACAAACAATTGGTGCTAGCCTATTTACTGGCAGTCAAAATCAAGCCAATCCATTTGGTGCAATTCCAGTAGTACTTGGACGCAATCGTGTTACTGGTGTACTAGGTGCAACACCGTATATAGAAACACTAACCAATACCAACCTACTACACTTATTAATCATCTGGGGATTTGGCCCACTGCAAGTTGATGAAAATACTATTAGTGTTGGTGCTACACCGCTTAGCGAATTGCACAGCGACAAACTGTTATATAATGCTACAGAAGTAGCTTATACACTAGGTGGACTAACTACTGAAACTCAAGCACAAGCAGATACATTTAACAGCTATTATCCTAGTGATGTACAACAACTACCAGCTAGCCCAGTTGAACTTGTAAATAATAACAATGATGGAAATCCTTGGACACTAGTAACATTTACACAACCAGCTACTAGCATTGATGTTGCCTTCAACTTTCCCGAAGGCTTACGTGCTATTTATACCAAAGACGGAAAAACAGATAAGTTTAACGTTAGCCTAGGAATTGAAATTGTACCGGCTAATCAAGTACAAACTAATCCTAATCTAGATAGTACTGCTAGTAGTAATATTGATTACTATAATTTAAGTAGCAGTAAAACTGAGCAGGTAGATGTACCACAGCTATGGGTTATCAATGAAAATACTACAGCTACTACTTATCAACGATTTACTGCTTGTTTGCGACCAAATGCTGACAGTTTAACTATATTTGCTGGAGCCGCTAGTGATACTAATAATAGTAATCCTAGTGCAATTTATAAGTCCTATTTAAATAGCACCGCATATACCCAACTATTGGGCACACAGCGTGACTTTATTTTTGAACCACAAATTCCCAGCGGGTATCTACGACTATACAGCTTTACACTGGACAGTGGCAATAATATATCTAATCAAACTGATCATACTAGTGCTTATACCACACTGGTAAAAAGTGGTTTTAACCTTTCACTAACACAGTCTACTAAGCAAGACTACAGCAGTGGTGGTGCAGAAACACTTTTCTTACCAGCATTTAATGTTACCATTAGCGCAGGTAGTTTAACTAGCACAACACTTAGTAGTGCTAATGTTGTAACACAACTAACTGTATTTAATAGTAGAACTAATTTTGCCAACATAACAAATGTTACTAGAACTGATGATATTTGGCACAACTTTTTAAAGCAGTATGGTGTTTGGGGCACTGCAGATATATCTACTAGCGTTAACTTTGATCAGCAAACAACATTTACTGCGCCATATGATGGTACCTACCTATTAGATTTTTCAGCTGATGATTATGGCCAGGTATATATTGATAATGTTACAGTTGGTACTAGTACACCAGTAGTTAGTGTAAGCAAAAATTTTAGAAGCTTTATTACCAAAGAAGTCTATTTAAGTGCCGGTACGCATACTATTAGAGTTACTGCTACTAGTGCTCAGGCGGTTGGAAGCACTGCTCAATCATCAGCAGGTATAGCTTGTGTAATTAGATTTGTTTATGATGGTGTACAAAATGTACTACCAACACGCGGTTATAAAATAATTACAATTAGCAGAAATTACAAAGATGCATTTAATTATGTATATAAACTAGAAAATATACCTAGAAATACTTATGCTGTACGTGTTAAGCGTATTACCAATGATGACCCAGAACAAATAGTGGACTGGCGTGTAGCTTCTAGAGTATCACTGCAGGTAGTTAGTGCCTATGACAGTATAGATAATCCACCACTTAAGCCACTGCCTAAACGAAAGCTGCGAAATAATAGCGGCACAGTAATTGCAGAAGAACCACGTAATTTAGCTAGAACTGCTATTAAGGTGCAAAGTACTAACAAAGTAAATGGTACACTGCAAGGCATAAATGCTATGGTACAAACTATAGCAAAAATAAATATTGCTAGTAACGGTACTTATACGTATGGTGCAACAAACAATCCAGCAAGTTTATTTGTGCATGTACTACAGCATACTGCTAATAGTTATAGTGTTAATGACAGCGAAATAGATTGGCCTACTATAGCCAGCTGGTATAATTTTTGCAATGCTAATCCAAGTGCCGAATA